AGGGTTTCGACCAGGTGATTATAGATGCCGACATTACTGTCGACGATCTTAGCACACTGTTTCCTCTGCGTAAGAGCAAGGAATTTGTAGTTTCCAAGCTGTCCCCGCTGTGCCGGCACACTCACTGTTCGATCATAGTCAAAATAAATCGGACTATAGTGAACGCCATATTCTGGCTGGAGAGATTCGGCTGCAAAACATTCGGGGGTTTCAACTCGGATTCCTGCCCGCTCTGGGTACGATGGTGGCACACGTAAAACGATGCCATCATAATACATTATGAGCGATACTAGGTACTTAAATGTCCTTGGTATTTCTAAGATGTGGTAGCGCCTCAGTAGTGTGTTTATCAACTGATACACATTTTCTGTGGTACAACCATCATCCCATTTAAAGAAAGCAGGCCGTACTGAGTGTCCCTTGAAACAGTCCTCACCGCAAGATTCTCGAAAGAATCCTGTATGGAAGGATTTGTCCTCATTAACCTTAAACCCGAGGTCGACAAATACCCGTGTAACAAAAGGGTACAGTGTCGTGGGGAAGATACAATCATCCCCATACACAGTGATTTTTCCTGCGTAACCATATGGATCTGAAGCTCGGAGTAAGTTCTTGGTTGCCTGTATAATGGCGTAAAACACAACAGTTTGCAGTGGGAAGGTATATCCAACACCCATTGTCATAAATGACTGAAGAGAGCCCAAAACATTAGAGGGTCCTTCACCGATCCTATACAACCGAGTACGACACTTTGACAAAAGTCGATACCACCGCGATGGCAGTATGCGTCGTAACAAGGGAATCGAAATAGAGTCAGATGCTGCACTAAGATCCATTGTGGCAAGCGCACCCGTCTTTGAACATTCGCGGACGAGGCGACGATGCACATGTTGCTGAATCTTAATATCAATACCTACAGAATCGCGTAAACGTTGCTCAACAAAGCGGCCAATGGCGTTTGAAACAATGCCAGAAGCCACTGTGTCGGGCGCAATGATACGATTCTTGTTCCACTTTTTATCAACGGCTAGGGGCGAAACGCTATTAACATCCACATAGGATCGTTTAAACGCACACCCCGCCAGCAATCTCTCACAGAGATCATGCTGATCAGCAGTTGCACTTAGGTTTTTAAGCTTCTCATGGAGATAGCCCTCACTCCTTTGCACACCTTCTGAAGCCTTTTCAGGAACCCTCCAATCGTCAAGCATGGCAAGATCTGGGCAAGGCCCGAGAATCAAGCCGACGATACGCCGTATCTCTCTCAACACAAGGTGAGCTCGTGTACTGCCCGGAAGGGCCGTTAACACATTTGCTTGTCCCTGTACAAAGTTAAACACAGCCTCCTTTTTTAGGAGTTCCGTCTGCACCTCATCGCTATCCGCGATGAAACGATCGAAGAAGGAACCCAACTGCTTACAGTAACGATATGTAGTCACATCCAACGAGTCATCGAGCTCAGGGAATTT